GTCGATGGAGATACAGTAGATGTTGATATTGATCTTGGTTTTGATTGTTGGGTTCGTAATCAGCGTATCCGTCTTTTCGGCATCGATACTCCGGAATGTCGCACTAGAAATAAACAGGAGAAAGCACATGGACTACTTGCGAAAGCCTACGCCCAAAAGACTCTCAAGTTGGGAGGAGTTTATGCGCTCCGAACAAGGGAGAAGGGAAAGTTTGGAAGGTACTTGGGTGAAATCAAAGTTGGACGGACGACCATTAATAAACTACTCATCAAAGAAAAGCTGGCTGTCGCGTACACCGGCCAAAATAAAAAAGACATAGCTGCTGCACAAGAGGCTAACCGTTTAGCACTAGTAAAGAAGGGGAAACTGTAATGGATAAAGAAGAATACGCAATACAAGTAGGTGCGCTGACTTGGGATGAAGATACCCACCAAGGAATAGTAATGTTAGCACCGGGCTTTCTTGAAGAACCTCCTACTATACAACTAGCTATGCTAGCAGGATGGAGAGATGCTGTTGAAAGTCTGTATATCGAATACTTAGACACCTACCAAAAGAAGCACTAAGGAAAAACTATGGCCGCTTGGTCCTACAGCAAAGTTAATACCTTCAAGCAATGCCCCAAAAAATACTACCACCTAAACGTCAAAAAAGACGTGAAGGACAGGGGTAATGCAGCTACTGCGTATGGCAGTAAAGTACATAGTGCTGCTGAGAAATATATAAGAGACAACAAGCCGCTACCTAAAGAATACAGTTTCATCCAGCCTACTCTCGATGCTTTCAACCGGATAGAAGGCGAGAAGCATTGTGAGATTAGGCTTGGTGTAGCGAAAGACGGTGACGAGTTTAGCCCATTAGGCTTTTGGGATAAGAACGTCTGGTACCGAGGTATAGCTGATTTACTAATAGTCAACGGAGAAAAAGCTTATCTGGTTGATTATAAAACAAGTAAGACCGCGAACTATGCGGACACTAAACAGTTGGACTTACTTGCAGGGGCTGTGTTTATAAACTTCCCCGAAGTTAAAAGAATTAAATCTGCATTGTCATTCGTAGTGTGCGATGGCTTTGTAACTAAAGAACATACCGCAGACATGTACAAGTCGTACATCGGTGTGTTTGACGAAGCACTTGAACGGATTGAAGTAGCTGCTGATGAAGGTGTATGGAACCCGATAGACGGGCCACTGTGTCGATTCTGTCCGGTTACTAGTTGCGAACATAACAGGAGATAATATGTCAGGTTATAAAAATAGTGAAGACGACTTAATCGGAATACCCGAAGTACCGGCAGAAGGTGTTGATTGTGCTTACCCTAACTGTAGGAAAGGCAAAGTAACGGGAGAGACACCCTATGTATCGTGGCACGGTGCTTTAGATTTAGAACAGCTATATAAAACTTTGCCTGCTGTAGTAAAATTAGCTATCCAAGAAAACAAAGATGACTACATGGAAAAGTACAATAGAGTAACGTGGTTGTATTTTACTCACGCTGAGTGTGCCGCAGAGTGGGGTATGCACATGATAAAGGACGCGATGGAAGCTAAAGACGATGTTGGGCGTAAACTAAGTGGTCGTATGGTTTACGAAAATAGGAGATAGAAATGCCAACCAAGAAACGTAACTACAAGAAAGAATACGAGAACTACCAAGGCACTGAAGAGCAAAAGAAGAAACGTGCCAAGCGTAATGCTGCTCGACGCAAAGCAATGAAAGAGGGCAAGGTTAAGAAAGGTGATGGCAAGGATGTAGCCCACAAGAAAGCTATGGATAAAGGCGGAAAGAACTCTGATGGTACTAGAGTAGAGAGTAAATCACGGAACCGGTCTTTTAAACGGGACTCTAAAGGAAATCTAGTATCAGAAACGAGTAAGCGTGAGCGTAAATCTAAAAAATGAAAGTAGTCAACAATAGAGCCATCGTACTCAAGACAAAGCGCCCCCACCTTATTACGGAAAGAGTAAAAAACTACAAGGTGCTCACGGAAGAGAAGGGCGTGTACAAGATAGCTATACCGTGGGGGCTACACGAGTCTCAAGTGTTGGCCGGGTTGAAGGTAAAAGAAGTACCTTCTCCTATGGCACGGGACTACGAGTACACCGGCAGGTATGAACCGTTCGACCACCAGAAAGAAACAGCGTCTTTCCTAACACTGCACAAGAAAGGCTTTTGTTTTAACGAGCAGGGCACCGGGAAGACTGCATCTGTGATATGGGCGGTTGACTATCTAATGCAGCAGAGTCTGATAAACCGTGTGTTGGTTATCTGCCCTCTGTCTATTATGAAATCTGCATGGCAGGAAGACTTGTTTAAGTTTGCCATGCACCGTACTTGCTCCGTAGCGCACGGGACTTCGGCGCAGCGCAAGAAAATACTTAACGCTGGCTCTGAGTTTGTCATCATAAACTTTGATGGCGTGGCTGTGGTCAAAGACGAGATTATGAAAGGGGGCTTTGACATGATAGTTGTTGACGAAGCCAACGCCTACAAGAACGCACAAACAAACCGCTGGAAAACTTTACGCGACATAACTGCAAACGTGCCGTGGCTTTGGATGCTTACTGGTACCCCCGCAGCACAATCCCCGGTTGATGCGTTTGGTTTAGCCAAGCTAATCAACCCGAAGGGCGCACCTAAATACTTTGGGCAGTTTAGAGACAAAGTGATGCACAAAGTCTCACAGTATACGTGGCGCCCCAAGCCCGATGCAGATAAGACGGTGCATGAAGTATTACAACCTGCGATTAGATTTGAGAAAGATCAGTGTCTTGACCTTCCTGCTGTTACTTACATAGACAGAGACGCACCACTAACGAAACAACAAGCTTCTTACTACAAACTGTTGAAAGACCGCATGATTATGGAAGCAGACGGGGAGCAAGTTACTTCCGTCAATGCAGCCACTAACTTAAACAAGCTACTGCAAATCTCTGGTGGGGCTGTGTACTCCGACGATAAGGAAGTTATAGAGTTTGACGTGAGCAGTCGTTTGAAAGTAATTAAAGAAGCTATTGATGAGTCTTCTAACAAAGTGTTGGTGTTTGTACCGTTTACTCACACCATAGAACTACTAAAAGAATTCCTTACTAAGAACAGCGTAGCGTGTGAAATTATTTCAGGTAAAGTCTCTGTAAATAAACGCAGTAGAATAATTAAAGACTTTCAAGAAACAAACAAAATACAAGTGCTTATCATCCAGCCACAGGCAGCGTCACATGGATTGACCTTAACTGCGGCTAATACAATTATTTGGTACGCTCCTGTTACTAGCGTAGAGACATACTTACAAGCCAACGCACGTATCGACAGACCGGGGCAACACAACCCGATGACGATAATTCACATACGCGGCAGTGAAGTAGAGACACGCCTATACAACATGTTGCGGTCTAAAGTTGATCATCACCACAAGATAATCGACTTATATAAACAAGAAATAAATACTTGACACTGTAAAGCGTAAGAGTACACTACTCCTCCCTACCAAAAAGGAGGAGCGATGAAAGACACACCTGACAAACTAGCCACCATCTACATCAAGATGCGTGAAGCTATACAAGAGAAAGAAGAAGAAATAAAGAAAATAAAAGCACAACAAGAAAAAGTAACTCAAGAGATGCTAACTCTGTGCGAAGAACAGAACATTGATAGCTTGAGAACGCCAGCCGGTACCATCTCGCGTAGAGTGCGTACTAGTTACTGGCCTAGCGACTGGGACAAGATGCACGAATTCATAAAAGAGAACAGCGCGTTTCATTTACTGGAAAAGCGCGTGCATACCTCTAACATGAAAGAGTTCCTAGAAGCTAATCCTGATGTAGCACCTCCGGGTCTACAGACAAACCGTAAGTACACTATCTCTGTACTTAAACCACGTAAGAAGTGAATAGACTTCAAGTACAGGACGGGTGTTTTGTGCACCCGGATACCTACGAGCCACTGCGCTCTGTAGAAGTTGTAATAACAGACAGCGGAACGCTATCAAGAAATTACTACGAAGATAACAAGCTTACTTGTTGGTCTTTCGACTGTGACTTTCCAGACGAAGCGGTGTCCAACAAACAAGCTAGTCGCTGTCTTGATTGCACCCAGAGTATAAAAACTGGACGGAACGCAGGAGGAGCACCTTGTAAATTCTTTACTAATATCAAGGTAGCTTTCTTAGGACAGAACTCTCTTTACGAAATCAGACTTAGTGCATTGAGTTTGTTTTCCAGAGACGACAACAGGATGAATCTATATAAGTATATAGAACATCTTGAACGCAACCGAGAGCACGTCGGTAATGTGCTAACCGAAATATATTTTGTAGAACATCGTGATTTTTACAAGATGTATTTCAAACCGGTTCGACCTCTAGCAGAGGAAGAACTTGCAGATATAAAGCAGCTTGAGAAAGCTGGTCAATCAAACCCTTTTAAGGAGCAATATATGGCTAGTAAGTCACACATAATTAGAGGCGTAACTGCACTCTACCCCCGTATCAACCAGCCCTACCACTGGAGCGACAAGCAGAACAGAAGTGTCCCGTGTGATGCTACAGAAGATGGAGCGTCTTACGATCTAAACTTTGGCATGAGCAAAGCGCAGGCTAAAGAACTGTACAACCTGATGAACGAAGCGTACAAAGCTGCGCGTGAAGACTCTTGGCCTAAGAAGCTAGAGATGCGTTTTAAGGAGCAAGATGACGGAACTTACGTTGGTAAGGCTAGTCTTAAAGCTGCATACAACGGCAATCCTACTTCAATCCCAGACCAGTTTGATTCAAAGAACAAGAAGCTGGACAGCGACTTTATGCTCACTACGGGTAGTACAGTAAACGTAGCTGTTGAGTTATTCCCTTACAAAATAAACGGTGGTGGCGTAGCCCTCAGACTGCGCGGCGTGCAGGTTAAGAAGTACGTGCCTTACAAGCCAGCATCTCCGTTTGATGAAGAGGATGGTTTTAGCGCAGACGAAGAGTCTGGTAGTCCGTTTGCGTCAGATGACTCAGACGGTGGGTTTGAAGCAGAGGACACCCCAAAGGCTAAACCCGAAGCTGATCCGTTCGACGACGAAGAAGTTAAAGAACCTGTCAAGCGTAAAAAGAAAAACAACATTTCTGACGACGATGACGATGATATAGAAGACATTATTTCTTCATGGGGTGATGACGACTAATGAGCTACGGCTACTCGACACATCTCGATAGTCTGAATCAAGAAGCTGACCAATCCCTGCTGGGGGTCCGCCTTGGCCGCACGTGCATTGACGCTAATGTGCCTGTTACCGAGGTAGCCTCTCAGCTAGGGGTTACCAGACAGACTGTCTATAACTGGTTCGCGGGCGTCCATGAACCTAAACAAGAACTGCTAGAACTAATAGAAGCGATAATAGCTGAGTTTAGATAATGCAAACATTCGATCTCATAGATTACGTCGTCCCTAAAGGCGGCATATACAATGTGATCGGCATGAAAGACGGTAGGCTTATACCAAAGTTTACCGATAGTTTAGAAGTAGCATACGAAATAGCTGACGGGTTTTCCGAGCAAGCTATGGATGTTTACTTTGCTCTGGGTAAGCTAAAAGAAAAAGGTAGCCGCAAGGTAGAAAATGTAGAGTCTCTTGGAGCTATTTGGCTTGATATAGATTGCGGTGGAGACAAAGCAGAAGAGATAGAACCCTCTACAGGATTACCGAAAGGCTACGCTAGTCAGAAAGAAGGACTAAAAGCTCTTAAAGAGTTTTGCAATACAGTCGATCTGCCTGAACCATTAATTGTAAATTCAGGTTATGGCTTGCATGTGTATTGGGGGTTCACAGAAGAAATACCTACCGAGAAATGGCTGCCTATTGCCAAGAGACTAGAGCAAGTATGTATTACTCAGAAATTTTATGCCGATCCGAACGTGTTCGATGCTGCGCGTATACTGCGAGTACCGGGCACCTACAACCAAAAGAAGGATACTCCTAAGTTAGTAAAGGTAGTAAACCCTGTAACCGCAAGGTACGCACCTGACGATATACGTGAGCTACTTGGAGTAGACCCCGATGAAGTTGTTACGGTTAAGAAGAAAAGCAGCCAACCTATACTGGACCCGCTGCAAAAGCTCCTTGATGAAAACAAAGACTACAAGTTTTCTAAAATAATAGGGCGGCAAGACCCGTGCCTACAGCTCAAGGATAGTCTGCTAAACCGCAAAACTCTGTCGGAACCTCGTTGGTTTAACGCACTGTCTGTCGCTAAGTTTTGCGTAGACGGTAGCAAAGCTATACACACCGTGTCCCACGGCCACCCTGACTACGATTTTGGTGCAGTTGAAAGAAAGATCGCGGGTATCAAGGGACCACATTCTTGTGAGGAGTTTGAAAAGAACAACCCCGGCGGTTGTAAACACTGCCCACACAAGAAAAACAAAGAAGTAAAAGGCCCGTATAGCCTAGGTAAAGTTATAAAGAAAGCCTCCAGTAGCCCTATAAATAAGTTTGAACCTTATTTTAGAGGTAAAAACGGGGGCGTGTATTTGATGAAAGAAGAAGACGCAGTGCTTGTATATGAGCACGATTTCTATTTAAAGAAACAAATGTGGGACGACCAAGAAGGGTTTGTGTCCGTGTTTGTTTTTCATTCTCCGCACGATGGCGTGCGTGAGTTCAAGATACCTAACGAATGCTTAGAACGTAGACTGTTACTTAAGACCCTTGCACATAATGGAGTAGTAGCAGGTGCCAGCAACTCGGCGGTTTTGATTGAATACGTTACTAGAACTATTCAGATATTACAGACAAAAGAAAAGGCAGAAATAATGAGATTACAATTTGGATGGGCTGACAACGATACTAAGTTTATTGTAGGGGAACGAGAGATTACTGTGGATGGGGTGTATCACTCCCCTGCGTCTTCTGTAACTAAGTCCTACGTATCCTACTTGAACCAAGAGGCACCTT